AGGCATCCAAGGCTAAAGCTGATATGAAAGCATGGCGCGATCAGCTTAAAGCAGTAGGAAGCCGCTTTTCCTTTACTGCTGTTAAACGAGCCAGAACCATTGACCAGCTTCTAGCTTGGTTTGTACCCTACGCATTTGATGTAATCATTATCGACTACATATCTCTATTGGAAGGTGTCGATGACGATAACCAATGGCGAATGCTTTCTGCTATTGCCCGTAAATGTAAGGTATTTAGTGCAGAACACAATTGCTTAATCATTCTTCTTGCTCAGTTAGATACTGAAACTAGTAAGCTTCGATACTCTAAAGGTATTAAAGAACACGCCGACGTTATGTGGAAGTGGAACTATTCAGACGAAGAGGTTCGCGAAACACATGTCATTACTATCGACATTGATAAAGCGCGTGATGGTGAGTTGTTCCCTATGCCTGTATCTGAGGACTTCTCTATAATGAGAATCACAGACCCAGATGATGAAGCTATGGAACTGTACGAAGAAATGAAAGCTAGTAGAAATACTAACAAGCGCAAACGTCAACAAATGAGTGATGATCAGGAAGACAAAGAGAAAGAACGCCGAAGCAGCCGTCGCAAGCGTAAGCGCGATTCAGACTCTGACGATACTGAACGTTCATCAGGTCGCAGACGTTCTAAATCCAATGACGATATGGTGCTAGTGTAATGCTTGATAATTCAGATTTAAACCCGTATGGATACTTAGGGGACGCAATTGAAGAAGTACCGATATCAGAAGTACATAGGTTAGTTCAATCCAGACCTAATGAGTTCATGGATATGAAAAAGCCTTTTCGTGGGGTGAAAGTTGTAGACTTTAATACGATTCCTGCTGTCGGTACTGATATAGTTTTCATTGCAGAGCATAACAAGAAAATCATTGAGGGTCTTTTAATTCCCAAACGTGAAGAGTCTAGAGCCGTAGAAATCGCTAACGAAATTGATAGAGATAGTGCGGCACGTATAGACTTGGACTTGATTAGACAACGCATAGCAGAATCTAAGAAAGGTCACACTCGCGATACAGTTACTCCAAAGCCAAATGGTTTACTTGAAGAGGGCGAACGAGGTCGTGCAGTTGAGAACATAGTTCCAATAAGTAAAGAAGATATTGAACGTAGTTTTGACTTAACGGAAAAGACTGCAAAGCAAATAGGTGATAGGGTGGCTAAACATCTTAGCTATCTCATTAGCTTTGATAATGCTGGAAGTTATGTAGAGGCGTTCGCCCGAGACGGATTGGATATTGAATCTGAAATAAATGTAGACGATAGCCCACTCCACTTCTTATCGCAGTTGTGTTCTATTGATTCTTTGTACTTTTATCTTAAAAAGATGCGACTCCCAAAAGCCTATAAAGATATGTACATGGAACGAGTTATTCACTACTACGTAGAACGAGCAGCGAAAGACTCGGACAATGCTAGAACCAGTGAGCGTTTGCGCAGACTAAACAACGTCCAAAGCGCAGCAGGTCAAGTCAAAGAAGACGACAACAAGAATGCTCACGGCTTAGTTAGATCTAGACAAACAAACAGGACTCACTATTAGAAGAATTCGCAAGTCTTCCAGTGGAAAAGATAAAGTAGATGTTAAGACTCCCGATCAACCTAAAAAGCGCAGACTCAAACGAAGAAAGCGCACAGAGGAAGTTCAGGAAATCAAAACATTTGAAGTCGCTCCACCTAGAGACAACTACAACCCTCTAGCTGAATTGCTAAATATGGGTGAAGCTGATGATTCAGAATCAGAAGATTTATCTTTCCTCGACGAAAAAGAGCAGGAGTATAACCCTCTAGATGACGGTGAAGCCATAGACGTAATAGCTATGGTGGATGAAGTAATAGAGAACGATACTCTTGTTGCTCCTGACTTACGACTCGATGACTCTAGTTGTCCCGAAGCTCCAAACGTTTTTGATTGGATGATTAGTGACAAGTTTTTAGGATGTGAACCTCCGTACTTAGAACAAGCACTTATCTGTATACAGTTATTCGCTGAGTATTGTGTAGCCAAAGGAAGTTACATATATACAGACAAGGGCTTGCAGACAATAGAAGATGCACTTGGCAATCCTGATAAGAAAGGAATGTATGAATGTAGCTTTTCTACAGTCGGTCTGTCGGGTATAAAAGAAGCTACATACGGTGGTATGACTTCTAAACGTAGAAAGTGTTTAAAAGTATCTTATGCTAATGGTAAAAGTGTTATTGTAACACCTGAGCATAAAATACTTAAACTCAATAAAAACTATTCTTTCAGTTGGGTGGAAGCTAGACACTTGGATGTAGGGGATGTCGGTGTATCTAAATTAGGTCAGAATTTATTTCCTGTAAACGCATACCGATTAGTATTTGAAGACGTAGAACCTTCAAGACTCTATACGCATACTTCTGGACAAGTAGTAGACAATAACAATTCAGGTAAAGATTTTAGTATACCTGAATTAATGACTAATGAGCTTGCTAGGCTTATAGGGTACTTGATAAGTGATGGTTCAGTTGCTAGACAAGGCAATTCTATAGACTTTACATCGTTGACAGATTCAGGTTTAGCCGACGATTTTGTTTACTGCATTAAATCTGTTTTTGGATTAGATTGTAAAACAACTACAGACAATTGGAAACCTAACAGTACCCGTCCTTATTCTTACGTTCAAGTCCATAGCAGAAAACTAGTTAGATTTTTTAATAGCTTAGGTGTAAGTGGGCTTTGTTACGATAAAACTATTCCTAAGTGCATTCTGGAATCTACGCGAGAACACGTTATTGAGTGTTTACGTGCTATAATGGATTGTGACGGTTGGACAGATTATAAAGTAGGTATAGTTCTTTCTAGCCAAAAAGCTGTAAAACAAATGCAACTTCTATTTGATAACTTAGGACTGTACGGCAAGTACAGGGAATACGTAGATGCCGGAAGTGCTGTTTCGCATAGAGAATATGATGATCCTAAAAATCTCAGAGCAGAGTGGGTTCTTAGATCTTGTCCAACACAATACGCTTCCATTATTGGAACGCGAAACAATTTACGAAAAGATAAGTTGTTTTCCAAGACTGCTAAAGACACATCTTTTTCCGTATCAGGTAATGGAAACTATAGACCTGGAGTAGTACCTTTTGGTAAAGAACTCTATGCCTATTCTAGTACTTTGCGTGATTCTTACCACGATAAAGGTTTGTCTTACATTCAGCATGGACGTAGAGATTCTTTTATTGTATCCAATGCCTTGTCTGACCCAGACTTTGTAGATTTTTGGAATAGAAAAGATAATCGTATTTTAAGCCGACTTGAAAAGCTAGACTCCTCTAATCTTTCTTTTTCAAGAATTGTTTCTGTAGAAGATGCAGGCATACATGAGGTTTACGATATAACTGTTCCAGATGGTGAGAACTTTCAATGTGATGGAATGATAGTTCATAACTGCCCGAAATGTAGCGATACTGAATGGATGCACATTGATAACCATGAACCACAAGAAGGTCTTGGTGCTATCGTTGAAAAAGTGCAAATGCTTAAATTCGGTAAATGTCCTAAGTGTAAAGCAGGTCGTGCGGAAATGATACGTAGCGGTGAGCTTAACTTCTACAATGAACTAGCTGTACTAGCTGGACAGCGTAGTGGTAAGAGTATCGTTACTGCAATGGCATCAACCTATATAACCCATCGCATTCTCAAAATGCAAAAGCCAACTGAGATATTCAGAGTTGGTAAGGGGCAAATCTTACATGCTACATTCGTGGCATTGACACAGGGTCAGGCGAAAGAAACGCTTTGGGACCCTTTTCTTGGTTATATCAACAACAGTCCTTGGTTCAAGAAATATCATGCACTAATGAAATTCTATGAGCGTAAGTATCATACCGAATTCGTGCGTGTCAAGGATATGTTCATTCACTATAAACATCGTAACTTGATTCTGTATCCTGCAGGTCCTGATAAACGTAAGCTTCGTGGTAGAACACGGGTTATTGGTGCGATAGATGAAATCGGTTGGTTCGATAACAACAAAGCAAGTAACAAGATAACGGTAGATGCTAACGGTGTGTATGAGGCTCTTGTGCGTTCACTTGGTACTATTCGTGCATCGGAAGACAGGCTTGTTGACATTGGATACGACCAAGCACTTACTGCATATATGCTAAACATCAGTTCACCGTCTAGTATACGTGATAAGATTTGTGAGCTAGTAAGAACGTCTATTGGTTCTAGAAAAACATTCGGTCTTCATGCTCCAACGTGGAAAATGAACCCGACTATATCTAGAAACAGTGGATTCATTGTTGAAGAATATCGCAAAGACCCAATTACAGCCCAACGAGACTATGGTGCTGATCCACCTCTTAGTGCTAACGCATTTATCAATAACAAATTGCTGGTGGAAGAGGCATTCAGTAAAACGAATCGCAACTTCATTAAGTACAAGCAAGACTTTATTGTTGTTGGTAAAGAGAAGTACAGATACGGTGTCGTAGATAAAGTTAAGCCTGGGTCAAGCTATAGTATAATGGCACTCGATGCTGGATATACAAACAACAGCTTCTCAATGGTTGTTGGTTCTTTCAACTCGCAAGGCATACCTACTATCGAAGTTGTGTGTGAGATTATTCCTAGACCGGGAATTCCATTACACTATACAATGATTTACGAAGAAGTTATGAAGCCTATCATTGAGGCGCGTAACGTTAGAATAGTACTTGCAGATAGATGGAACAGCTTAAAGCTTTTACATGATATTCAATTAGACTTCCAAGACGTTGATATGATTATCAAGCAGTACAGCTTGAAGTATCAAGACTTCTGGGCAGTTAAAACAGGTCTAGAGCAATTCCAATTAATTATTCCAGCTATGAACAAAGGTTCAGAATTGGATAAGTTGTTGCGTGACCCTCTAGATGAATATCCATACTGCTTCGACGGAAGACCTATAGAACACCTTGCATTGCAGATACTAACTGTTCAAGATAGTGGTAGAACTGTATTGAAAGGCGAAGGCGATCTAACTGACGATTCATTCAGAGCGCTAAGTTTGTTCTATTGGGGAATTCGAGACCCAGAGTATTCGGAAATAATCTTACAGCCAATGAAAGAGTCTGAGAAACCCAAGCTGCCTATCGGAATAGCGCTACTTGGCTCTAAGACAAATTCAAGTGGTGTATCTTCACAAGCCAAACACTATAGTAGTGGTAATGGCGGCAACATTGGTCTAACTCAACGGAGAAAATAAAAATGATAGATAGGAGTACAAACTGTAAAGCGTTTTTCAGACAGAGCGTAAAAGAATTCTTTAAGTTTGAGACAGGGAAGTTGGACTCTAAAATATATGAAGTTCACAAAGCACATAGCGAGTGGATTCTTAGTATAGGGTGGAATGATAAATCAAACTACCTTGAAAAGATCGCCATGCTCTTTAGTGAAGTGTATGAAATGTATTGCGAGTACGACAACGAGAATGAATCTCCTGAAAGAGCCTGCACCAGACAAGGGTGGGAAATATCAGATGTACTTCTACGAACTCTAAACTTTATCTATTGTTTAGACCAAGAGACAGAGGGGCAGTTGAACCTAGAAGCAATTATGTCTATCGATACAGTTATTGACAATCGATTTGAAAACTTAAATCGTGATGACTTCGTATATGAAGACTGGGCATTTGCGCTGTATACCAAACTAGGTTCTCTGGTCAACTCTTTCCGCTCTTTCGACTTGAACACAGATTCGGCTATAGACAAGTTAGCTACTCTGAATCAAATAATCTACATGTGTTTAATTATGCTATCTTACCACAGAGACAAGTGGAATCTACAGTGTGACCTACTTGACCCTGTTTGGTCTAAAATAGAAAAGAACAAGCACAAAAAACTGATAAGAGACAAATGATAATTTATCAGTAAATAAAAGGAGAGGCATAATATGCAATTTTTTAATCCATTAGAAGCAGTAAAGAAGCAAGAACCTGAAAGTACTTCAAGTGCTGAAGGCGTAGAGTCAACTAGCGCACTGTTTGAGAACAACACTCACGGTTCTTGCCCTAAATGTTCTGGACAAATGGCTATCGTAGCCGTTTCTTCAAAAGAAGACGCTTACCATTGCGCTAAATGCAGAGTGACAAACCCTCTACCTAAAAGTGTTTAAGTATGATTAACTTTAGTAACAGATACAGAAGTGGGCCCCCTACTCAAAGTAGAAAGATAACTGCGGGTGCTACAGGCACTAAGCGCTTGTCTGACTCACAGGTGTATCAGGAAAAAGATAGCCAACGCATAGCTGCACTAGCTAAGCAAGCAGGTTTATCAAGTACCAGTGATGCTATTCCTAGCGTTACTCAAATGCCATTGAACATCGACACCGACCCTTTGATGGAAGGCATGGATTACGACTTACATGACAAAGTTCTGTTTAATGTATATCGTGATATGTACTGGCATGACCCTGTTTGCGGATCTGCTGTAGATATGTTTAGTACTTTACCGTTCAGTGAATTTTCTATCGGCGGTGCGAATGATAAGTTCCTTGATGCTTACCGTTCTGCAATTGAAGTACTAAACTTACGTAACATATTCTCCGAAATCTCTATTGACTATAAAGTTACTGGAGGTTTCTGCGGCAGTTTGTTGCACAACAAGCAATCTAAAAAGTTTATTGACTTGATGTGTCACAGATTAGACAGCTTGGAAATCCACCAGCTATTTGCTTACGGACAAGACCCTATCATCATTCTAGAAATGGATAGAGAACTTCGTAAGACACTGCAAATGGAAAGCCCGCGTATTGAACGATTGAAGAAGAGCGTAGGTGAAGAGTTCTTTAACAAGCTAATGACTGATAGACTAGAGCTAGACCCTATCAGTACGCTATACGTGCCGCGTAGAACATTCACCCACTCTAACCCTACAAGTTACTTCAAGCGTGTACTTCCGATTTGGTTAATTGAAAAGAATCTTTATCGTGGTACATTGATTGAGTCAGGGCGTAGACAACGTGGTATCATGCATCTTCAAATTGGTGATGGTGATCAGTGGGAGCCGGGCCCAGAAGATTTTGAAATAATCTCAAACATGTTTACCAATGCAGACGCTGACCCGATTGGTGCTGTAGTTGCGACACGACTAGGTGTTGCCGTAGACGAGCTTAGACAAGGTGGTGACTTCTGGAAAGTTACCGACTTGTGGAACGAAACTACATTCGTTAAAATGAGGGCACTTGGTATCTCAGAAGCTTTCCTTTCTGGTGATGCATCTTACGCAAACATGGAAGGGTCTCTTACGGTCTTCGTTGAATCTATGAGAGCTTTCCGCGACAACTTAACACGCCGTATCTTCTACTCTAAAGTGTTTCCACTGGTAGCAATGATGCAAGGTTATACAATCAATAAGCGTGGTAAGATTGTACAGAAAGAAGGTCTAATGCAGCAAGACAGCGAAGACATTCTACGTACTATGAATGATGGAAGTAAGTTATTTATACCTACTGTTCACTGGGCTAAGCAACTTAAACCAGAAGCAGATCAACAGTACATGGATATGTTACGCAGTCTTCAAGAAATGGGTGTTCCTGTTCCGCTACGTGCTATGGCGGCTGCTGGTGGATTCAACTTGGATTCGTTAATCAACAACCGCGAAGAAGACCTAGCTTT